TCAATAAAAAAACTTTATTAGGAGGCTAGTATGGGTGGATTTAGCAGTAGATCATCAACTGGCGGAGGCGGTGGAGTAGGACCAGCTGGAAGAAAATCAGATGGTTCTTATGGAACTGTAAGAGATGCAAAGAAAGCATCAAGAAGAAACGAAGCTAGTACAGCAATAAAAAATTTTGTTAAAGGTGGCGGTGTAACTGGAGCAATACTTTCTGGTCTTACAAAAGCTTTTGATCCTAAAAGAAATAGAAAAAGTAAGTCAGGCGATGTTTATGGCTATGACGAAGCTAAAGAAAAAATTGATTATAAATCACCACCTAAAATGAATACTGGTGGAGATGGAGATAACAATGCTCAAGGTATAGAACTTGCTAAACAAAGTGGATCTTTAACAGCACAAACTCAAATGTCAGCTGTTGATGCTGCTCCTGATGGACCAACAAATGTTGAGATGCCTGAGGAAACAGAAGCACAAAGATTATTAAGAATTAAAAGAGAAGGTAGAAGAGCAACTATCTTAAATGTTCCAGATGAGGAACTAACATTATCTAGAAAAGTTTTATTAGGTTAATATGCAAACACAAGAATTTAGACAACTCGCAAAAGAGTTAAAAGATAATTTATCACGTCTACAAACTAAAAGACAAAACTGGGAAAGCCATTGGCAAGAAGTTGCTGATTATATGCTTCCAAGAAAGTCAGATATTAATAAAGAAAGAAGTAAAGGTGATAAAAGAAACGTACAAATTTTTGATGCTACAGCAGTACATAGTTTAGAATTACTAGCTAGTTCTTTACACGGTATGCTTACATCAACAGCTACCAGATGGTTTCAGCTTAGATACAAAGAAGCTTTGTTAAATGATAGCGATGAGGCTAAAGAGTGGTTGGAAGATGCAATGGATAAAATGTATGTTGCATTTGCTAGATCAAACTTTCAACAAGAGATATTTGAAAACTATCACGATCTAATTGCTTTCGGTACTTCTTGTTTATTTATCGAAGAGGACCAAGACGATATTGTTAGGTTCTCTGCTAGACACATCAAAGAAATTTATATTACTGAAGATCAAAGAGGTTTTGTAGATACTATTTATAGAAAATTTAAAATGACTGCTAAGGCAGCATTTGATCGTTTTGGTAAAGATCAACTAAGTAGAGATTTATTAGTTAAGTTTCAAAAGACACCGTTTGATGACGTTGAGATGGTTCACGTTGTTAGACGAAGAAATGTTTTTGATCCTAAAAAATTAGATAAACAAAATATGCCGTTTCAATCCGTGTATATGGAATATGAAACTGGACACATAATTTCTATCGGTGGGTTTCGAGAATTTCCATATGTCGTTCCAAGATACTTAAAAGCATCGAACGAAATCTACGGCAGATCGCCTGGAATGAACTCGCTTCCTGATGTTAAGGTTCTTAACAAGATGGTAGAAGTATCAATGAAGGCTGCGCAAAAACAAGTAGATCCGCCTTTGTTGGTTCCTGATGATGCAATGATATTGCCGATCAGAACTGCGCCTGGATCATTAAATTATTATCGATCTGGTTCAAGAGATAGAATAGAGCCTTTGAATATTGGAGCTAACAATCCGTTAGGTCTTAATATGGAAGATCAAAGACGAAGAGCTATCTCACGTACTTTTCATGTCGACCAGCTGTTAATTCAAGAAAATAGAACAATGACAGCGACTGAAGTAATGCAGCGTAACCAAGAGAAGATGAGAATACTAGGTCCAGTAATTGGTAGACTTCAACAAGAGTTATTACAACCTCTTATTATTAGAGTGTTTAATATTATGTTAAGAAACAAAGAGTTCTTACCAGCTCCAGAAGTTTTAGCTAATCAACAAATAGAAATAGAATATGTTTCTCCAGTTGCTTTAGCACAAAAAGGAACACAGCTAGAAGGTATTATGAGAGGATTAGAAATATTTGGTTCTATTTCTCAAATATCACCAGTTACTGATTACATTGATGAAAATGGATTAGTAAAACAAATAATAAATATTCTAGGCTTACCAGCGAAGATGATTAAATCTGACAAGGAAGTCGAACAACTTAGAGCGGTCCGTCAAGAACAACAAGCCGCTCAAGCTCAGATGCAAATGGAAATGATGCAATCTGAACAAGCTAAAAATGCTGCGCCTCTAGTGCAAGCTATAAATGGAAAACAGCAATAAAAAAATTAAAGACTTAGTTAAACACTACAAAATAGTCTTTGGTTCCGATGAAGGCGCACAAGTCATCTCGGATTTAGAAAAGAGATGTCATAACAACGTAACTACGTTTAGTAAAGACAGCTCACACGAAACCGCATTTATGGAAGGTCAAAGATCCGTTCTTCTTTTCATAAAAGCGATGATCTCAAAAAAGGAGTAATCTATGGATCAGACAACTGCAAACACGCAATCTGATACATTAGCAACAGCTGACGTATCGGATCAATCGCAACAACCTCAAGAACAACAAGTAGATTTTCAATCTCTTATTCCTGAGAGTTATAAAGAAGAAAAATCTTTACAGAATTTTTCCAATATGGATGATTTCGTAAAGTCTTATCTACACTCACAAAAATTAGTTGGTGCAGATAAAATACCAGTACCTAATAAACTAGCTACCGATGAAGATTGGAACGCTGTATATGAGAGACTTGGTAGACCAGAAACACCTGATGGTTACAAATATGAGTTACCAAAAGAAACTAAGCTTGAAGAAAAAACACTAAAAGCTTTTTCTGAGGAAGCTCATAAATTAGGTTTATTACCCAAACAAGCTCAAGGAATTATTAATTATTATAATTCTATAGCTGAACAATCAGAGCAAAACGCTTTGGTAAATGAAGAAGCTGCAAAAGCAGAAGCTGAAGTCGAACTAAGAAAAGAGTACGGACCAGCTTATGATTTAAAAATAGCTCAGGCCAGAAATCTTGCGACTAATACTTTTGGTGCAGATTTTTTACGTAACACTAAGCTTGCTGATGGATCTGTATTAGGCAACCATCCACAAGTAGTTAGAGCCTTTGCTGATCTTGCTTCTAAAATATCAGAAGATGGTATTGTTCAAGGTGAAGCTACATCTGTTATGACTGTTAAAGAAATAGACAGTGAAATAGAAAGCTTAACTCAACCTGGTTCTGCATATTGGGATAAAACTCACGTGAACCATCGTAAAGCTGTTGGTGAAGTTCAAAGACTTTATGAACTTAAAAACCAATCATAATGGCTAACGAAAAGTTTGAACCACAAGGTGAAATTTCAGATGTTGAAGTTAGACTTGAATGTTTAAGATTAGCTACTGAGTTTGGACCAGAAAACGATCGTAGAGATCCGTTACCAGTTGCAGAAAATTATTATGACTGGGTTAAAAAAAATTCTAAGCGACAATCCAAAAGGACCGCTTCGAGTAAAGTCTAATTGGCGACTATAAAGCGAAAGACGAGATCCGAGTAATCGGAAAATCAAATCGATAAATCAATCACAATCAACCAATAGAGGAGGACATAAAATGTCAACTCAAATAACTACGGCTTTTGTACAGCAATACAGTAACAACGTTGCTATGCTTAGCCAACAAAAAGGCTCTCTTCTTAGAGGTACTGTTGATAGTGAGAGTATTGTAGGTAAAAACGCTTTCTTCGATCAAGTAGGCGTTGCTACTGCTGTGAAAAGAACTACTAGACACGGTGATACTCCACAAATCGACACTCCTCACTCAAGACGAAGAGTAAGTCTCGTTGATTATGAGTACGCTGATCTTATCGACAATCAGGATAAGATTAGAACTCTAATCGATCCAACATCATCTTACGCACTAGCTGCTGCTTACGCATTAGGTAGAGCAATGGATGATGAAATCATTGCCGCTGCAAGTGGTACTGCGTTTACTGGTGAAACTGGTAGTACATCTACTACTTTACCTTCAGCGCAAAAAATCACTGAAAGTGGTACTGGTGGATTAACTATTGCAAAATTAAGAAATGCTAAAGAAATTTTTGATAGCGCATCTGTTGATCCAAGTATACCTAGATACATTGTTGTAGGACCGAAGCAAATATCAGACTTGTTAGGAACTACAGAAGTAACATCTTCTGACTTCAACACTGTTAAAGCACTTGCAAATGGTGAAGTAAACACGTTTTTAGGTTTTAACTTTATAGTGTCTAACAGACTAACTTTATCATCTTCTAAAAGACTATGCTTAGCTTACGCTATGGATGGTTTAAAGATGGCAATCGGTCAAGATATAATGACTAGAATAGATGAGCGATCTGACAAAGGTTACTCAACTCAAGTTTATGTATGTCAATCAATCGGTGCTACTAGAATGGAAGAAGAAAAAGTAGTTACAATACAAGCTCACGAAGCGTAATAGGAGGATATAATTATGGCAAACGTAAATACTGATCTTATTACTAACTTCGAAGCAACACCTCAGGTAAAAAACGCTGCGCACGAATTGCACGGTGTTAAAAGAGTAGCTCAAGGTACTATTGCCTTAGCTGCTGGTGATTTATCTGCGAGTGATACTGTAATGTTAGCTCCAGTTCCAACAAACGCTAGTATTACTTCAATCAAATTATTTAACGATGATTTAGATAGTGGTACTACTAACACTACAGACGTAGGTATCTTCACAACTGCTGGCGTAGCTGTGGATGATGATGCGTATGCTTCTGCGATCACTGATCTTAGAGGTGCTGTAACAACTGGTACTGAAGTAGCTTTCGAAGCTAGAAATATCAACGCTATGGGTAAACAAGTCTGGGAAGATGCTGGACAAAGTTCAGATCCAGGCGGTTACTACTACATTGGTTTAACTTTTGACGCTGCTGGTGATACAGCTGGCGACCTAAGTTTTATCATTGAGTACATAGTGAACTAATCACTTACGGCTTGGCGGAGCAATCCGCCAGGCTACAAAATTTTTATGAAATATCTTTTAATACTATACTTATGCAGCATCAATACTGGTCAGTGTCCATCAAACACTATATCAGGTTTTCAATTTAGTAGTCATTATGACTGTGTAAATGCTGGTTATGCTATAGCACAAAAGACTTTTAGAAACTTACAAGAATTAGAAGAGTGGGATGTAAACCACATAAACGAAAATAAAATTGTTGTTAAATTTGAATGTAAACAAATAGGAGCAAAAGTATAATGGCATCTGTAGTAGATATATGTAATTCAGCTTTAAATTTATTAGGAGCGTCAACAATTAGTGCATTAACTGATGACACTAAAAACGCTAGACTTTGTAATCAAAGATACGAGCCAGTAAGAAATAGAATTTTTAGATCACATCCTTGGAACTGTTTAATTAAAAGAGTACAGTTAGCAAAAGATAGTGCGGCTCCAGTTATAGAATTTTCTAATCAATACACTTTACCGACTGATTGTTTAAGAGTTTTAAAAATACATAACGGTACAACAGATAGTGTAGCATCAGATTTAGAATACAAAATTGAAGGTAGAAAAATAAAAACAAATGAAGGTACTGTTTATTTAGTTTATGTAGCTTTAGATACAGATCCAAATAATTACGATGTATATGTTCAAGAAGCTATCTCACATCAATTAGCTGCTGATATTGCTTATGCTGTAACTAACAATGCAACGTTAGCTAATAACTACATGACTAGAGCAGATGAGAGATTAAGAGAAGCTAGATTTATAGATGCTACTGAAAACTCAGTTGATACGATTGAGGCCAACGAATTTACGGATGCTCGACTGTAAAAAGAAATGGCGACTGAACCGTCAAATCCAATCGCCATTATTGCTGTTATCTAGTGTTTTCGTTTTGACCTTTAAGTACGTTTAACCTCCAATGTTTGACCTAAAGATCAATTACAAAAATAAATTTTTTAAATAACTTTTCAAATTTTATGCCTAGAACAACTCTTGCTTTAACCTCTTTTGTAAGTGGTGAATTTTCTGCTAAATTAGATGGTAGAACCGACTTTCAAAAATATAATACAAGTTGCAAAACTTTAGAAAACTTTTTAGTTCATCCTCAAGGTGCAGCAACAAGAAGAGTAGGTACACAGTTTATAGCTGAAGTAAAATCAAGTGCTGCTAAAACAAGATTAATACCTTTTGAATTTTCTACTACACAAACTTACATTTTAGAGTTTGGAAATAATTATATTAGATTTTACAAAGATAAAGGTCAGATATTGTCTGGTGGTTCTGCTTATGAAATAGCTTCACCTTATGCAACGTCAGAATTATTTGATATTAAATTTGCTCAGTCTGCCGATGTAATGTACTTGTGTCATCCAAACCACGATGTACGTAAACTAAGTAGAAGTGGTCATACATCCTGGACACTAGCAACAGTTTCTTTTACTGGTTCACCATCACCAGCAATATCAGGTGCAGATAACAGACCTAGTTGTGTATCATTCTTTGAACAACGTTTAGTTTTTGCAAATACTAATAATAATCCGCAAACTTTGTTTTTTTCAAAGTCAGGTGATTATGAGAATATGACAACTGGTACCAACGCTGATGATGCAATGATTTATACGATTGCATCCAACCAGGTAAACGCAATAAGATTTTTAAAAGCACAAAGAACATTAATAGTTGGAACTACTGGTGGTGAATTTACGGTTTCTGCTGATGGAACAGATGCAGCAATAACTCCAACAAACATAGCTATTAAAAGACAGAGTTCTTATGGATCAGCTAACGTTGATGCTCAACCAGCTGGTAACGCTACTTTGTTTTTACAAAGAGCAAAAAGAAAAATTAGAGAATTAGCTTATAACTTTGATGTAGATGGCTATCAGGCTGCTGATATAACTATCCTCAACGATACTGTAACTACAAGCGGTATTAATGAAATGGCTTATCAACAATCACCAGATAGTATTTTATGGTGTGTAAGAGATGATGGAGTTTTATCAGGATTAACATATCAAAGAGCAGAACAAGTAACCGCTTGGCATCGACATAAACTAGGTGGAACTTTTGGTACTGGTGCAACAGCTACTGGTTATGGTGTAGTAGAAAGTGTTGCTACCATATCAGGAACTTTAAATGAAGATGAGCTTTGGGTTATTGTTAAAAGAACAATTAATAGTTCTACAAAAAGATATATAGAGTGTTTTTCAGATTTTGATTTTGACGAAACAACATCAACAGATTTTAGATTTTTAGATAGTCATCTAGCCTACGATGGCTCTGCCACAACTACACTATCAGGTCTTTCACACTTAGAAGGACAAACGGTATCAATCCTAGCGGATGGATCGGCTCACAATACTAAAGTCGTTTCGAGTGGTGCTGTTACTTTGGACCGTTCAGTAACAAAAGCTGTAGTTGGTCTTTCGTATGACAGCGTTTTACAAACCATGCGAATAGAAGGCGGAGCTGCTGAAGGAACATCACAAGGTAAAACAAAAAGAATAAGTAAAGTTGTACTTAGATTATTTGAAACCGTTGGTGTTAAAGTTGGACCAAGCTTAACTAATTTAGAAGCGGTACCATTTAGAACTACGTCAGATCCAATGGACACTCCAGTATCTACGTTTATTGCTGGTGATAAAGAAATAGAATTTAACGATGATTTTAACTCAGACGGTTTTATTTTTATAAAACAAGATCAACCGTTGCCGTGTTCAGTGTTAGCGATATATCCGACTTTAGTTACCAGTGATGGGTAAAATAGTTTTATTTGAAAAAAAGCACGCAGACGAATTAATTGCAAATGGCCTTAACGATAAGTTGATGGATTTAGACGCAACTTACGATGAAGCAAGAATATGCGATTTTTCTAAAAAAGGTCAGGCGTTTACTTATGTTGATAACGGTAAACCTATATTTGCTTGTGGGATAGTACAATTATGGGATGGCGTGGCTGAGGCTTGGGTACTAGGTAGCAGAAATATTTTTGATATTAAAATATTAGCTGCAAAAACTATTAAAGAGTTACAAGACAACACTTGTAAGAAATATAAAATTAGAAGATTACAAACATCAGTTAAATCAAACTTCAGTAGAGGTTTACGATTTGCTACTTGGTGTGGTTTTGAAATAGAAGGTTTAAAAAAGAAATATGGTCCAGATGGATCAGATTACTATCAATTAGGAATAATTTATTAATATGAGTTGGGTAGGAAACGTTATAGCAGCTGTTGGTGCATTAAAAGCAGCTGATTACAATAAAAAGTTATTTGATAAACAAGCTGCACTTAATAGAGAGAAAGCTAGACAAAGAGAAGTAATTTTTAACAAGATAGAAAGACCAAGATTAGTTAAATCTCAAGAGAAAGCATACTCAGAATTATACGTAAATTTATTATCATCTGGTGCAGAGGTACGAGAAGGAACTACTCCGTTTTTTGTATTACAAGAACAGTTAGTTAATAATGCAACGGATCTAGCAATCGCTGATTATAATTTAAGTGTTGATATGATTGACGCTGAAAACCAATCTTTATTATTAGAAGCTAAAGGCGATCAAGCAATGTTCCAAGGTTTAATTACTGCTGCTGGTCAAGGATCTAAAGCTTACGCTGGCGCACAAAAAAATAAAAGCGAAACTGGGAGCATATTAGGATAATGGCAAAGATAACAATCAATCCTTCTCAGATGAAGGTTAATCCAGGTAGACAAACTAACTTAACACAGCTTGGTATCAATCCAGATTTATTTACAAGACTAGGTAATGAGATAAGTCAGTCTGGAAAAGTATTTGAAAAAATTAAAGCAGATCAAAGATTAATAGAAGATCAAAATAGAAGCTGGGAAATAATTTCTGAAAAAAAGAAAGAAATAGATTTAGCTTTAGGTCAAACTTCTAAACTTTTTAACATGGAAGAAGCTGACACTATTTTAGATGGAGCTTATGAAATTGATGTTTCTAAAGAACGTAAAGATGTACAAAGATTAGTTAATACTTATTTAGTTAAAGATAAAATTAAAAGTCGATCTAAAGTTTATTCTACAGTTTTAGCAAATACAGCTCAACAAACTGAAGATAACGATAATGATTTTTTAATAGATAATTTTCAAAAAAGAATATCACCTGATGCTGTAGACAGAGCAACAGCAGACAAAGATTATGAAAGTTGGTTTAACAATCCAGTTAATAAAGCAAAAAGAGATATAAAAGGACACAATAAATTAAAAGAAAAATTTGATCTTCTTTACTTAGAAGCAGTAAATAAATTAGAAATAGAGAGCAATCCTTTTGCAGCTTTATTAGATCCTGACGAAATTAAGAAAAAATTTGGTGAACAAAAAGGTGAGCTTTATTTAGCAAAAGCTAGAAATCAAGTAATGAGAGAGTTAGATGCTATGCTCTTGTTAGAAGATAAAGTAATCAAAGAAAGAGAATTTAAACAAATAACTTTATTTTCTGAATTAGCTAATAGAGCAGCCAATCCATCTGACGAAGTACCAGCTCCAACGTTTTTAGAATTAGAAGATTTAAAAGATAACGGATCTATTAATTTTGCTCAGTACGGAGCTTTAGTTAATTTATTAATGGATGATGATAAAACTTCTGATGGTGAATTAATTAATATTATTAATAACCAATTAGTTATTGCTGAAAATAATAACGAATTAGAAGATATACAAAGCGTAGCTTCATCTACTCAAGAATTTTTAGAAAACGTTAATGTAAAAGATATTACAGTTATTAATAAGCTAATAGATACATTTAAAAAAGATCCAACAAAACACGAAGATTATAAAAAATTACACGGTATACTTAGAGCAAACCTTAATGATCTTGGAGGAGCTTTAGATGTATTAGCTGGATCAGGTGGTATAACACCAGCAGATAAAATTGAAACAACAGATGCTTTAGCAAGATTTAATAGTTATGTAGCTAATGGTTTACCACCAGAAAATGCTTACGTAAAAGTTATCTCAACAATTACAAAAGAAAAAATACCAGATGTTTATTCTCCTAATCTTAAACCTCTTTATACAAATATAGACGATATAAAAACTGCACTACAAAAAAATCCTGATAATTATTTTAATACTAAGATAGGTGAGGTTGCGCAAAAATTAAGTAAAGGTGAGATTACACCTGATGATTTCTTTGAGGATGTAGAACGTATCGATATGCTTAGAAACGTTTACAACGTTAGAGTTAATGTTTTTGGTAAAGACAAAGCACTAGAACCTAAAACAACAGACGAATTAAACTTAATAGAATTATTACAATCAGTAAAAGATAAAGTTCAAACTAATTAATATGTCATACGTAGAAGATCAATTAAATAAGCTAGATGAAAATAGATTTAGAAAATCTAGTGTTTATAAAATTGCACAAGAAAATAATGTTGATAGTGCTATCTTAGAAGGTAATCAACCTGATGAGAACGCTGGTCTAATTAAATTTAAAGAACTAGATAATTCTGAAAAAAATATATTTTTAAGAGACGTTGTGGATTTTGCAAAACAATTACCAAAAGATACTTTTATAGGTTTAGGTAAAGGTGTAACAAACGCAGCTCACATTTTAAATAACTTAACAAATGTATTAGGAATTAATCCTGATGATAGTTATGAGTTTATTCAAGAAAAATTAAATAATCAGAAACAAGCTTTATCTAATATGGAAGAAGATAGTCCATTAATTAATAAGCTTATAAGTATGTTGCCTCAAGGAACGATGTATACAGTTCCTATTTACAACAAATTAAAATCAGCTGGTATTCCTAACAGTTATGCTTTTCCAATTAGTGCTGCTATAGGAGAGACTTTAGCTTTCGACAAAACAGAAACGTTTTTTGTAGATAGTAATTTTATGAGAACTGTTAAAGAAAGTATGGATATACCACCTGATAGTTCTTACGAAGAAGTATTCGATCGTGTTGTACAAATGGGTGAATATGGAGCTGCTGGTGCAGTATTAGAAAAATTATTTAAAGGTGTAATGGCAGCTAGAAAAATAGATGCTGACCAAGGTCAACAAGGATCTATAGCTGTTGGTGGTGGTGCAGCTGCTGGAGTAGGAGCGACAGAAATTCAAGAAGCTACTGAGAGCGAAGAAAAAAAAAATCCAAAAAATGATGACCAGTCGATGATACCTGGAACCGTCAATGAATATGGATTTGAAAAAACAGCTGGATTAGTACCAGTCTTTAAATCTGTATTAAAAGAAACAGCAAAAAATATTCCAAATAAAGGATCAGGTCAGCAGATATTAGGACAGATTACAAATACTCCAGGTGTAAAAGCATCAGAAATTAAATGGTCTGGATTAGATGATTTTTTGAAAAATAAAAAGTCTGTAACTAAAGAAGAAGTAAAACAGTATTTAGAAAACAATACTTTAGATGTTTCTGAAATACAAAGACCTAGAAGAAATACACCAGCTGAAGATGAGCGAGAATTATTATTAGAAAGTAAACTAGGCGAACTAGATATGAATATTGAAAAATATCTAAAAGCTAATCCAGATGCTTTAGTTACAAATGAATTAGATAAATACACATACAAAGTAAGATCACTTGGAAATAATTTTGAAGAAGAAACAGTTAAAAATAGTGCTGGGTTATTAAGAAATTTGTTTGATGTAAACAACTTAACTGAAGATGATTTACTTAATAAATTTTTATATAAAGATAAAGTAGTTTTACATTTTTTAAGAAACACCAAGCAAGATCCTAGTAATTTAGTAGGCAGCAAACCTTATCCAGTAGAAGAAGCAGATAGATTATTAAAACAAGATGGTTTTGAAAGATCATCAAGATACGAATTTGAACCTTTAGAAGTTAGAAAATATTTTACGAATAAAGAGTTAATGAAGTTTGACGAAAGACTTAGAGATAGCGGAACAAAGTTTGATACTCCAGAATACACTGAATTTGGTGGAACAGATTATAAAGAACTCATATTCAAGCTTAAAGGAGACATAAATTATCCGATAGAGCAAGAATTGTTAGCTGGTGCTATTGATGGCTCTACTAAAAAGAAAGTAAAATCATCTTTTCCTTATCGATCTCCAAATGTTCATTTTGGAACTAAAAATGAGTTTGCTCATGTAAGATTTAAAACAAGAACTGATGGCGATCTAAATGTTCTTACAGTTGAAGAAATGCAATCTGACATAGTTCAAGATATGTCAAAAAACTTTGGAGAAAGAGTTACTGATTTTCCATTTAAAAATAATTGGTATGAGTTAGTAACTAAAAGACTAATCAGATATGCAGCCGATAATAATTTTGATGCAGTTGCTATTCCTAAAGGAAAAATGATTGCTGAAAGATACGGACAGCGTATTAATGAAGTTACTGAAATTAATTTAGATCCTAGAATTGGTCCATCAGGAAATGATTTAAGATTTGTTGTTACTTATTTTGGTGGTGGAAACAAAGAGTTAAAAAGACAAACTTTATACAACGATGAAATATTACAATTACAAAAAGAACTTGGACCAAAAAATTATTTAAAAATTAAAGATCAAGTTGATGATGCAATTAACAACCTAAAATCACCAGAAGATTTAATAAAAAATAGAAAATTAATAATTGGTAAATTTGATAAACCAATTCAGATCGGATCTGGTAAAGGTAAAGTAGACTTATACGATAAATCAATTCCATCTTTTATGAAAAAATATGGTAAAAAATGGAAAGCTAGAGTTTTAGATACTTCTATAGAAGATATGGATGTTACTCTAATGGTAGTTACACCTGAGATGAAAAAATCAGTGCAACAAGATAGCCAAGCTTTATTCAATATCTTTGGGTTAGCTGGAGCTGGTGGAGTAGGTAAAGCTGTCCTAGAAGATAAAGGAAACAATACTATTTCAAATTAAACACATTAACTTATAAAAAAGACTATCTTCAAATCGGTCTTTTTACAAATTCATAAATTATGGTTATTGCAATTACAAAAAGTGCGGTTAAAGAAATTTTAAAAGACGCTGGTAAAAAAGTAAAGGCTGCTGAAGCTGGAGAAGAACTTACACCAAGAGGCGATTTATTATCTGAAACTGTAGAAAAGAAAAAAGTTAAAATTAAAGATAAAACTACTACGGTTGCTGCGCCTGATGGTACTTCAGTACAAATAAAAAAATCAGATTTTAAAACTAAAGTTCCTAAACCAGATCAAAGAGCAGATGATGCTTTAGATAGTTTAAGTACAAAAATTTCACAGTCTATATTATCTGACTTCAATATTGATAATATACAAAACGCAGAAGATATTGCTCAATACATAGAAGAAATATCAAAAAGATTTGCAAAAGAATTTAATAAACAAAAAAGAGGTGTACAGACTAATAAGGTTACAAAACAACTTGCAACTTTATTAAATAAAGACCAGGCTGCTTTAACTTCACAGTTATTAAATCTACAACCTGGATCAACTTTAAATTCTGAAACTATATTTGCTGCTAGAGAACTTCTTGTTGCTGGTATGGGTAAACTTGACGAGTTAGCACTTGCTGCTCAAAGAGGTGGTAATGATGAGGTGATTGCATTTAGACAACACTTCGCATTAATGTCAGAATTACAAAAAGTAATTAAAGGCGTACAAACAGAAACTGCAAGAGCTTTACAACAGTTTAGAATTAAAACTAGAAACGTTGGTTTTCAAAATGTTGAATTAGATAAACTAACTACTGATAGATTAATTGTAGAGATGGGTGGAGCTGGTGGTTCACAAAATTTAGCTACTGCTTATTTAAGTTTAAAACGTGCAGATCAGAAACTAAAATTTGCAGAAGATACTGGAGCATTTAAACAAATAGGTAAATTTGCAGACAGTATATCTGAAAGTTATATAAATATTATTTTATCTAATCCATTAACTCACGTTAGAAATACTGCTGGTAACTTCTTATCGATTGCAATCGTAGATGCAGAAAGATTTATCGCATCAAAATTTTTAAGAGGTATTGGTGGACCTGATGGAATGGAACTGTACGAAGATACAGCTAAATTCTTTGGTCAAAAGATGGTAGCACAAGAAATGCTTGCTGCTATCGGTGATAGTATGAAGAGTGCTTTAAAAGGTGAAATTAAAGCAGCAGATATTAAACCAATATTTAAAACAAATAAGTTAGATAATTACCAACAAGAAGGAGTTGCTGGTAACGGATTTTTAGGAAGATTAGTTACACTTGATAGACTTCCAACAAGATTTTTAACTTTCTCTGATAATTTTTTTAAAAACATAGAATACAGAGGAGAGTTATACGCTTTAGGATTTAGAGAAGCAGTTAAAAGAATGAAAGCTGGTGATCTTACACAAGATCAAGCAGCAGATTATATTGCTGACTTTGTTATTAATCCAACTAGAGAAGCTACTAAAGAAGCTTGGGATGCTGCACACTATGTTACGTTTCAAACAAATAATCGTAATGATTTTTTTGGAAATATTAATAAAGGTGGACAAGCATTAAAAAGACACTCAGGTTGGTTTCAATGGTTTGTAAATCAATACTTACCGTTTATTAGAACTCCAACTAACATTGCTGGTTTTGTTGCTGAAAGAACTCCAGGTATGAATTTATTACTAAAGAGTTTTTACGATGATATGTCAGCTGGTGGTGCAAGAAAACAAAAAGCACTAGCTAAGTTATCTTTAGGAACTGCTTTTTATACAACGTTTGGCACTGTTGGTTATATGACAGATGCTTTTACTGGAACACAAGATTTTCAAGGTTCAGATCGTACAACTAAAAGAGAACTAGCAAGAGTAGGAAACATAAGACCTAAAGGAGTTAAGTTTGATAGTTTTTCTGTTAGTTTACAAGGTTACGATCCAGTAGCTCAAATGTTTGGTATGGCTGCTGATATGGGTAAGCTTGCAAGATACATAGAAGATGATCCAGCAAGTTGGAAGAGTTACGGTAATTTTGCTTTAGGTACTGTTTTATCTTTTGGTGAAAATTTATTAAATTCTACATACTTACAAGGTGCAACCAATCTTGCAAAAGATTATACATTTTTACAGATGGCTAGAGATAGTGGCGATCCATCTAAATTTTATAAAAATTATTTTAATAGATTTGCATCTTCTTATATGCCAACTGGAGTTAGACAAGTTGGTAAGTGGTTACATGGTGATCCGTATCAAAAAATTACAAAAGAATTTAGCGAACATATGTTTAGAAATATTCTTGAAAAAGAAACATACATAGAGTTCGATATACTTGGTGAACCTAACTATAAACCTGGATTAAAAACACCTCTAAAAAAAGGACCAGTTGTAGATGAATTGCTAAGATTAAAACCAAAAATTCCTAAATGGAATTATTATTTTAGTTATTCATCACCTGGACAATTATCTAAGTTAGATAGTTTATATCCACAAAATATTGAAATGACATCTGAAGAAAGATCAATGTTTCAATCTTTGTCAGGAACACTTGCAAAAAATGGTGGATTTAAAATTAATACAGATAATCCATTGTATGCAATTAATAGCAATCAAGTAGCTGATGGTTTTGAAAAAATGTTTAACAGCAAATACTATCAAATGGCTCCAGACGTTTTAAAAGCTAAAATGGTTACTGGTACTATTTCTGCTGCAAGAACAAAAGCTAAAGAATTACTAAAACAAGATCCAACTATATCGGAGAGAATAAATAGCATTGGATTAAAAGGCATCGTTACTGATGCAGAAAACGATCAACTAATACAATAATATTATGACTATATCGACTACTACAATTAAGAACAGTTACAGTGGAAATGGCTCAACATCTGTATTTAACTATACTTTTAAAATTACAGACGAAGATCACATAACAGTAATTATTAGAACAGATAGCACTGGAGCTGAAACTACAAAAACTAAAACGACACATTATACAGTTGCTGGAGTAGGTGGGAGTTCTGGAGGATCTGTTACTTTTACTAGCGGTAATATTCCAGCTTCTGGAGAAACAGTATTACTTAGAAGAGATACACCGCAAACACAAGAAATGGATCTAATCGAAAATGATCCTTTACCAGCAAACACTTTAGAAACTGCACACGATAAAATAATGTCAGTAGCTCAAGAAGTTACAGAAGAAATCGATCGATCTATAAAATTATCTAAAACAAATACTATGACATCTACAGAGTTTACTGTAGGTGCATCAGACCGAGCAAACAAAATACTTGCATTTGATAGCTCAGGAGAAATTTCAGTAACTCAAGAACTTGGAACTTTTAAAGGTTCAGATGCTACAGTTACAACAGCTGCTTA